GACCAGCTAATGAACGAGCGTGAGCGATCGAACAGTGATATGCAGATCGCGCGACCTAAATCAGGCGTCAAACACCCTTAGCACCATGCCGACGTCGATCGTCTCCGGACCGGCCAAGGCATAGGTTAGTTTCGTGCCCGGCTGGACAAACTGGCAGACCTTGTTCGCGAGCGCCGTGCCCAGCCACACATCCATTGTGAAGCGCGCCGTCCCGTTGTTGAGCGCGGTTTTCACCCACGTGACAAAGGCATCGTAATCGGCGAGCGACATTCGCACTGTCTGGGTGATGGTCGCAACGTTGTCGCCAGGCCGCGACCGCTCGCGCGTGTTGCCGCCCTCCATATCGGTCGAGATCGGATCGAGCATGCGCTGCAATCCGAAACCATCTTGCAGGATGATAGAATTTGCGATCGGCCAGAAAGGCATCGCCATGGCTTATTGCCCCGTGAACGGCTTGACGCCGAACTGCTGCGCCAGCACGCGGCGGCCGGCGCCGCTCGAAAGCGAGTCACCCGCCGCGGAATCCATCGCCTGGCGGAGCGTCACGGTGACGTCGCCAATCGGCGCACGCTGCACGGTCGGCCGCGCGTCCGTGTGGTTATTGATCACCACATTCGTTCCGCCGCCGGCCCCGCCGGCCGAGACGCCGAGGCGGCCGCGCGCGTCACGACGAAGCGGCAGAATGCCCTCCTCGCCATCCTCGCCGAACATCGCCATCGGCGCGATCGTCGGACTGGCGACGATGTCCGGAACGCCGCCGTTTGCGAACGGAACCACCTGGCCGGCCGCGAACACGTTGCCGAACGCGCTGGGGACCAGCGGCAAGCCGCCGACCGACGTCGGCCCGATCGCGCCGGCGATGCTGCCGTTCGCGTTCACGCCAGGCGCGCCGCCAATGCCAAACAAACCGAGCAAACCACTTCCGGAAATCGACGACTGCAAAGCCCGCATCAGCGGCTCGACGATCGTGATCTTGATGATCATCTGCTCGATCGCCTTTTCGACCGTCGCGGCGAGATCGGAGAAGCCCTGGCTTGCCGATTTGGTGCCCGTCGTGATGTCGGTCAGACCGTTGACCAAATCGCTCTCGATCGACGACGAGAGGCTATGCGCGGCGTTGTTAAACCGCAGCTGGCTTGCCTCTGCGCTGTTGAGCGCCGTCGTGACGTCCGGATAGATATCCCTGAGCTTCTGCGCGATCGCGACGTCGTCCTGCGACAGGAACGCGGTATTTGCGCCGGACTTGATGTCGGCCGCCACCTTCGCGCGCGCGAGCTGCTCGGCCGCCTGGCCGGCGCGGTCGGCCAGGTTTTTGAACTGGTCGGCATATTGCTCGAGATCGGTTTTCCCGGCGCGCTCGGCCGCGGCATAGAGCTGCACCTCGACGCGGAGCTCCTCGAGCGATCGCGCGCCCTCGCCGGCCGCTTGCGCGTCCGCCTGCATCTTGGCGATCTGCCGCTCGATCGAGTCCGTCGTGCGATCGATGTCATCCTTGCTGCCTGATGTTGGCAGCAACGTCGTGTTCTGCGCCGGCGGCGTCACGCGCAGCCGCGACGAGGCGTCGTCATAGCGGCTTTGCAGCTTGCCGAGCAACTGGTCGATCTGGTCGAGCGTTGCATTTTCCGGAAGGTTCAAGCTGCCCGCCAGGAGCGACGCCTGGAACCCTTGGCGGCTGTTTTTGTCGATCGAGCCGCCCATCGCCTCGATCGCGTCGCGCAGCCTATAGACCTCGTTGATCGTTTCATTGAGCTGCGCCGTGCTCTGCTGGTCGATCGGCGTCAGCCAGCGACTGAGCGTGCCGCTCGCGGACCCGACGCCGTCAAGGATGGTCCGCGCCAGGTCGGCAGCCTGGACGAGCAGCGGCAGCACCGAGGCAAGCGTCGCCTTGAACTGCAGATCCCAGGCGGCGACCGCCTGTTTCCATTCCGAATTAAACTCCTTCGCCTTGGCGACGGTCCCGTCATCGATAATGATGCCGAGATCCGCGGCTTTCTGTTTCATAGCGTCGAACAGATCGGCGCCCTCTTTCAGAACCGGGATCCAGGAGGCAGACAAGCCGGCGATCGACGCGATCCGCTGCTGCACGGCCGGCGATGCGCCCTGCATCAGCGTCATGATGTCGCTCAAGGCCTGCTTGGTCGAGATCAGCTGGCCGTTTGCATCCTTGATCTTGAGACCGTTCGCTTCGAACAGCCGGCCGAACTCGGTCGCATGCTGGCCGGCCTGGACCAGGTCGGCCGAGATCTTGTCGATCCCGGAAAAGAAATCCTTATCGGAGACGCCGCCGGCGCGCGCCGCATAGAGCGTCTCCTGAAATTCCTTAAGCGACATGCCGGCGAGCTGTGCATGATCGGAGAGATCGACGAGCTGCTGCGTCTGCTGGCCGACATAGTCGACGAACGAGCGCAGGCCTGCGAGCGCGCCGACCACGGCCGCGCCGACGCCGGCGATCGCCAGCGTCATGCCGAGGATCGAGTTGCCGCTCGATTCCGCCGAGGCGCCGGCGCGGTCCATCGCCGCGGAAAACTGATCGGCGCCTGACGTATCGGCATCGATCACGAGCTCGGTCACAGATTGCGTCACGGCTCAGGCTTTCTGTTTGCGAAACATATCGTCCAGCATCTCGATCAGCTGGACCTCGAACGGCACCAGGCGGCAGCCGGTCAATTTGACGAAGGCGTCGAGATCGGCCCAGCCGATCGGCTCGATCGAGAAACCCGACCGGCGCCGTGCGCTCAACCGGCAGAACGCTGTCCAGACGTGCTCGAGCTCCAACGGAAACGGCGGCGTCTCGAGCTCGGCCTCGATCTCGGCGCGACGCTGCGGCTTCAGCGTCTGCCGGCCGAGCAATCCCTCGAGGACCTCCCGATAGAGAACGCCGTCCTCGAGCGTCGCGAGCTCGAAATACTTCTCGGCGAAAGCCCTCAGCTCGTCGCGGAGGGCTGAATAAAATTTGCCTCGTCTCGGAGATATTCCGAGATTTGCTCGAGCAGCCAGCCCTTGCGGCGATCGAGCAGCAGATCCTTTGCGGCCTGCGGACTAAATTCGATCGTCTTGCCGTCGAGTTTGATCGGCGAGAAGCTTTTCGTTCTGGTCACGATGCCGTCGACCTGCTCGGCACGCAGCTGCTCGAGGCTTTCCTCGTCCTCTTTCCACTTCTTGCCGTTGATCTGCGCCTGGCGCCTGGCCGCGGCCTTTTTCAACGCCGCGCTGGCGACGCGGTTCGAGAGCTCCGTCGTGACCGCGTGGCCAGGACCATAGAACGTCCAGACCCAGCCGGTCGGCTTAAGTGTCTTGGGATGCCTTATGGCGAGCTCGGCCTCGTCCTGCGCATCGACAGCAGATAGATCAAAATCCATCATTTTTCCTTGGTATTCATGTGTGTTGTTGAAGTTCCAGTCGTCTTCGTTCAGAGTCTCGCAGAGAACAGGGGCTAAAACCGTTGTCGAAAGCGAAAGAATTCATCGACTTCTGGGTCGAGAACAGTATCCATGCGCGCGAACCGTACGGCGCAGCCGGAGCGGAGCAAGGTGTCGAGGAACTTGCCCGTCGGTTGCTCGCAGCCGCTGGTGACCAGGGCATCAGCGAGGCTGCCTTGGTGAAAGAGGTCGGCGACGTCGCCGCATATCTTCGTGCCAAGGTTCAAGCAGCCAACACAACGGAAGACGATCGACGCGACCGGGGCAAACCAAAATGAGCTTCATCGCCAAGCCGATACCGCCTCGCATTTTGAGGACGACGCCTCGGCTTCAGCCACCTACCGCCTAGGCGATTAACCTATGCAATAGCCAGCAATGGCAGTTGTGACATGCTGGTCTCATGTCAGATTCGCTTTTTTCTCGCTCTCAACTCGCAATCGAAGAAGCGAACCGGCTTCGTGCGGAACGGCGCGCGCTCAGACAGAAGCACGATGGGCGAGCGCTTAAGCTTCGACGCGCCATTTTTGAAAGCGCCTCGCTACGGGCCGAGGTCAAGGCTCACCGCGACGACAGGGAAAGCGAATCGTGCCCCTTGAGTTTGACAACATCAGCCGGCTGATGTCTGAAACGAGATCATCGTCGGATCGAACCCGTTCGCGGTATCGGTCGCGACGCCGACCAGGCCGGCCGGGATCGAGATCGATTCCGTCCGCGGACCGCCCTGTTTTGTGAAGGCCGAAGGATCGACGCTGCCGAGCGTGAAATCCGGGACTGAGATCGCAAGGAAGTCTTTCGGCTCGGCCGCGTTGTCGACGGCGAGGATCTGCAGCGTGTAGCGCGTCTCCGCGATGAAATCGGCGAGCCTGGCGAGACTTTTGCGGAGCGCCGTCAGATTCATATTGACCTGCAGCGGCGCAGCGAACACATCGGGCGAAAACTTCTGCCCTGGCGATCCGAACGAAGCCGGCGCCGTCGGGTTGATGTTGAGCGTCAGATCGAACGACGTCAGCTCGACCAGGTCCTCGCCGCCGAACCTGATCGTCGCGTCGACAACGGAGAACGGCGTCCCCGTCGTCGCGACCGGGTTTGCGAACATCGGCGACGCGCCGTTAGCCAGCACCTGGATCTGGCCCGTACCAACCAGCGACGGATCCGCCGT